GACTACAAGTTCATCTAAATCGGTCTGACCATCAACATCTAATCCTGCATCAATGTCAACAGCAGCATTAAATGTTGATACGCCGGAAACGACTTGAAGTCCTGCGGCATATGTTGCAATACCAATGAAGGTTGATACACCACTAATCTTTAAATCGGTAAATGTGTTTGGAGCAACTTCAATTGCTGCTTCAATGGTTGCTGTGGTGGTAGCATCTAAAGAAACAATATTTTGAAGTTCTCTTCCACTACTAATTACCTGTGTGGCACCTATATTGAGGGATGCTACACTCGTGATACCGGAGACATTTAATCCTCTTAAAATATCAACGGCAGCATTAATATCAATTTCATTTGAGAAAGTTGCAATACCAACAACATTTAATCCGGCAGCAAAATTTACATTCTTTCCTACTGCAAAACCACCACTGACAATTACTGCACCAGTTACAGTTGATTCTGATTGAGTGCTTCCCGAAAATGATACTATTCCTACCGAATTTGTTCCGCCAGTAAATTCGTATCCCTCTGTTGAATCAAGAGTACGACTCATGAAGAATTTATTATCTGTAGCATCCCAGATTAATAAATTACCATCTGTCTGAGATGTTGAATCAACGTCAGTTAGATTAAGTAATCTTGATGGTGGCGCAGAAGCATTGGATAATACGCGAATTACGTTTTGTGATCCAATTCTATCGTTTATGCTTGGCATTACCTAGTGACTCCGGCTCTTACTAATGCTGACCCTTCAACAGCTTTATATTCTTTTCCGGCACTAGTTATTTTTACATCATATACATATCTTCCTGCTTTTAGTCCTACTGTTTGCGAAGATGTTAGAGATATTGAAATAATCCCATTAACATCGTCAGAGACTGTAGAAGCAAAGGAAACGGCACTTGCACTACTATAACTTTTTCTCAACATGCCTTCTGTCGCAGCACCGGTTAAAACCAATGGGGTGTTTGTTCTGGTATCTTCTAACTGAAAAGAAGTATCAAAGTCGAAACCTTGTTCAATCGTGATGTTAGATACAAATACTGCCATTATTCAAAAAATTATGCTATCTTATCTTTAGATATTTATATTCTCAGAATTCATCAATAAATTTCTGAGAAGAGATTTTATCTCATTAATATCATTTTTCATTTCAGAGATTTCTCTTTTTTGGAGATTTCTTTGTTCTAAGGAACTTACATACTGATTATATTCCATAGAATCAGTATTAATTATAGCTCCACTTGTTTCATCACGATATAAATTTTGATAACCTTTAACTTTAATCATCTTACTGCTATAGTCCTCAATTCACTAATTCTTGGGGGATATGCCTGATTAGTACCAGACATTACGATTTTAATTGTATATCCAGTGAATAATGGCAGTTCATTTGCAGTAAAATCATATTCTAAAAATTGATTAGATAAACTTGCAGGGACAAACTTATCCGGTAGTCCACTATTCTTAGATGAATCCACAATAGTATATCCAAGATCATCAGTAAAAGTTAAATTATCATATCCAGGGAACAATTCAAATGTTTGATCAACTTCTCCAGAATCTGATCTTATTAAATTATAAAGAACTCTAAAGTCGGCAGATTGATGCCTATATGCATTTAAAATTACTTTGAGTGATGTAGCAGGATTTGATAAGAATACGGTGTTAGAAACATATACTGCGGAGTGTGGATCATTAAAAATTGACTTAACTCTGCCATCGGATGCATAATCAATAACTGGTCTATCAAAACGACTAAACCTAAACTCTGTAAATGCACTATCTAGATTTATTTGTGGGGATAAATTAGAATCATTAGAATTTAAAGTTATTCCTGTTGTAAAAGATTTGTTTCTTGGAAGATTTGTTAAAAATTCTTTTTCATTAACTTCAGAACAAACAACTCTCGGAGAATTTAAAGTATTTAATACATTTATCCCAATAGGTTCAAATCCATTATCATTGAATGAGGATTCGTTCCCATCAACACTAGTTCCACTAATAGTTCTTATTGTTCCATTTATGGAAGTAGAAGAACCCGGAGTAATTATGTCATAAGTCGGAACTATAGAATCATACAGAATATTTTCTGTCGCTCTGACAGCATTTCCGCCAGTAGATGCTTCACTAGAGAAATTAAGTTGAGGCATTCCTGTAGGAGTTCCGTCAACACTTCTATCAACTCCATCTGAAGATACATCAATAACAATGTTATAATGATCAATTCCAATTGGTTCTGCAATAGTATGAGTCTTATTTATTCTTCTCAAAGAGATCCCATTAAGTTCATACTTATAAACAATATTGTTTATATCATGCAACTCCGTGATAGTAGAATCCGTTGCTCTTCCATTACTAGCAATTGAAAGTGATCCAGAACCTATACCATCATAAGTAATAATTTCATTATTTATTTTAATGTATCCCGGATTTGATGCACTTACATCTACACCTTCAAATGTGGTAAAGTTGCTAGTGTTTGCTACGCTGACACTAGTAATATCACTAACTGATAATGCTGCAGATAAAGTTGTTGGTTCAATATTAGATTGAACATCACTTAATATGACCTTATTTGTATTGGAGTACATTCCATGATTGAAATGATTTACCCTCATATAGTTTCCAGAATATACACCACCTGTTCCAGTAACAGTTAATATATCATTAGTTCCTATAGAAGTTAATGTCCCATCATTAGCAAAGTAACTTATTCCAGCGCCCACTGTAAATGCTTTTCCAGTGCCACTAGAACCAAATTCTCCTTGGACATTCGAAACATAAAGTGTATCAACATCTGTTGAAATTCCGGTAATTGTAATTCTCGCATCTTTTCCAGTTGAACTAGAAACAGTTGAGGTAACAATACCAACAACATCACCTATTTTATATCCATTACCACGATCTTCTTTTGCGGATGCTGCAGCAATACCAGTAATTGTACCAGTATCGGCATTAATACCACTAATATTTAATTTTAATCCAGAACCACCACCAACTACATTAAAAGTATTTACACTAGAATCTACCACATAACCAGAACCACCTTCAGTCACACCTAATGTTGTTATAGAACTTCCTCTACCAACAATAATTGCAGATCCATTAGTATTATTGGCACCTGCAAGTTTTCTTCCTGTGGTCAATATTCCGATATTGGCAGAAGACCCGCTAATGGTGGTAATACCAATTGTTCCAGTTTTTGGTAAAGTTCTTACCGGATCAATAAATAATTTTGAAACATAATCATTACTCTTATCCAATACTGGATTGTAGAAGAATGCTGTTCCTGTTTGAGAAGTAAATTGTGCTTTATAAAGTTTAAATTTAAGATCTTGATATTGATTAGGAGTCCAAATAGATCCATTTTGAGACTTGAATAAACTTCCAAGAGCAAATTGTCTCGAATATATTGCACTTTCTGCATTAGAACTAGGAGGAAAAGAAGATTCTGATACAGATTTTTCTCCCATAGTAGCAGTCCATACTTCATATTCATCACTAGTTTCTGCTAAAAGCACAACTGCATATTCCTTACCGGGTGGTAAGAAAATTGGTTCTGGGAAAATAACTTTTGTTGCAACATCTCCAGTATCTGATGTTTGAATATTTTTTACAATATTGCCGCTAGCATCGACAGTTGTAGGTCTTAGGGTGACAGTTTTTCCTAAAACAGTTCTAGTTGGGAATCCCAATTCTGTAGTTCTAATTTGAACTTTAACCGGGGCGTTTCCTTCGTCTATTTTGGCAAAGAAAATATCAACAGCAGTTAAGAATGCTCCATTTATATCATCACTAGTATCAATATCTGAAGGTGCCTCTACATTCCCCCCAACAATAAATGTTTGAGCTAATGGGTCAGAATATGTTTCAGTAATTACAGTGTCTGATTGCGAAATTGTTAGAGAAGCAGAAGCATTTGTTTGCAGATTTATTACAGAAGTAGTTGTAAGGTTATCGGTGCGAGTAGTAACTTCATTTTGCCACTGTTCTAAAGAACCTGTAGAACTATAATTTGTTTCTGCAAAAGAAACTGAATTACTTCCAGGAAGACCTGGATCATTTGAAGCACTAGAAGTAATTTTAAATGTCTTTGTTCCAGTCTGGAGTCTAACTGAAGGGACTGGTAGTGCATTTGGATCTCTTATAAAGAAAGATCCTATTAAATCTCCATAGTTATCGGAAACCAATCTAGTGTCTTTTACGTATGCAATTGCACCACTAGTTTGACCAACTAATCTCATTCCCAATATAATATAACCAGAATATAATCCCTGTGCTTCTTCAGATAAAGAAGAAGTATCAACATTGAGAATCTTGGAGGATTGACTATATGTTGAGGGTATAGACTCTGAGGTCACATATGGGTTTACATTAAATACTGATGATGGATTGTTAAATTCTCCATATTTATGATTTGGCGTAGCAACTCTAAATGAAATGGACGGACCAACTCCACCTGCACCTATGGCAGATCCAACTACTGTTTCTCCGATTACAAAAGAACCATTGGCAGTTCCGTAAGTTGCTAAAGATTCGCTATTTGCAATTTCAATCAATTTTGGAATAAAATCAACACCACTATTTCCATCAAGGAATTGATAAAATCTTGTGGATGGTTTGAGATTAGATATTAAAAATTCAGTATTTCTAGACCTCATGAATGTTTCATCCGAAGATGAAATATGTTCATTTCTAATACTAATATCATCAAAACTAATAGTATCAACAGTTGTACTAGAATCAAAACTTGAACTACTAGCACTGAGATTTTGGTTTCTTACATTAGTTCTTGTTACATCTGTTCTTCTTAAATTAATATTTCTTCTTCCTATATTGCCCAAATTATTGACATTAGTTGTCTGACCATCAATCGATGCTGTACCTAGATTTAAATTTATATTACTGGTAAGATTTTGTGTAAGAGTTCTAGATCTATTGGTAGAAGTACTAATGCTTCTATCTGGAAGTTGAATAGTTCTAACCCAAGTATCAACTGATGGATTCAATTCAATATTTCCGGTATATACAACAACATTAAACGGATTGACATTTTCTACCGTAGTTGCTATTGGTTGCTCAATCCAATCTATTTCATCATATTTTAAAGTTACTGAATCTCCAGTCTTTTGAACATTTGGATCTAATAAATCAAAATTACTAGTAAAATCTAAACTTTGAGGTATAATATCATCAATTTGTGCAATTTGTGATTTAAGAGAATTTCTACTAATAATTGGTATTAATTCTTCTGCTGTTGGGTTGATTTGTATGGAAGATAATGGTCTATCAATTAAAGAATAATTTTTAAAATCATCAACAAAGAATCCACTTTTAAATCTATTTTTTCCATCCGCATCTCTAATTTGTAATGTTTGAGTATTTAACTCTAGCAATGATAATGAAGTTATTCTCTCTAAATTTTCAACTCGATCTTCAATATTACCAATATCTCTCATGGTAAATCTTCTATTATCAATCAGAGTTATAGAAGCATTTTGTGGAACATATAAGTAAGGTGGAAGATTGATGCTAGCAATTTCTAACAATGCATCATTTTTAGTGGGTGCTTTAGGATACTTTGATGATATTCCTTTTTCAACAATAAAAGTTCCATATTTATCAATATATAATTTATCAATTCTAGGAAGATAATACTCATACCCTATAATAGACCCTTCTCCAGGTGCCATTAAAAGTTTTGGAACGGAATCAAAACTTCTAGAACTAAAATCAAACGGAGAAATTGTTGCAGTAGTTGGATCAAAAACAGAAACTCTTGGACGGAAATCAAGTGTATCTGTTGCTCTTGTTCTAAAACGACCTATGGTTGGTATATCTTGTGCAAATCTTTCTTCATCATAACTCAATACAGTAAATGCATCTCCAGTATCATCAGATGGTACAGAATAATAATCAAAGATGACTAATAATCTACGAGTTGGTTCTGGAACATTTCTATTTCTAACAATTCTAGAATAATCATAATATTCATCCTTCTGCCCTTTATCTAATTTAAATAATTGAGTTACATCTTTATAACTTCCCAATGTAATAGTTTCTATTTCTGTAATTATATTTGATTCTTGGAAAGTTACTGTTTCGCCAACACTAAACACATCATCGGACAAATATGCCAATTCTAAGTTATTTGCAGATGGAGATGAAACAACTCTGGCAATCGCATTACTAGAATTTCCTACTACATTTTCTCCAATTATTGCATTCGTTTGGACATTTGCGGTTGAAGTAAATTGAAATTTATCTAAAGTAGGATTTCCTGTTCCCAAAGATTCATAAATTACTATAACTTTTGCAACATCTGGATAGTTTAGAGAAATTTCTTCATCCTGAACTCTTAATCCATATTGAGTGTTAAAATTGAGTCCATCATTGTTGGAAGTATTAATACCAACTCCAGAATCAGAATATTTTGATCTTGTTATATTTAATGTCTGACTTCTATTATATTGTTTAATCTTACTTTGAACTCCAAATTTAGTAAGAGTTGTATTTACAATAACATTTGATTGACTTGCTCTCAATCCTTTAATTGTTACAACATTATTTGTTAGATCAAAAGTATCACTTGTAATTGTTCCTGCTATTCCGGTAGAATAGTGAACGCCATATCTTTCCTGGTCAAAAGTTGCAAAAGAAGCACTGGTTATTCCAGAAATACTTGAAAGATCAAATGTTAATGTACCAGCAGCACTCGTCTCTTCTCCTGTGATCTGCTCAACAACTGTAAATGTTGAATTAAGTAAATCTACGGAAGAAATATTAATATCTGGTAATCGTGAAAATAACTGTGCATTTTCGGCGTTAATAATTGGTCCACGAGCAAGTGGTGTAACTAAAAGATTTCCACTTCCAGAAGGTAACTTACCATCATAAACACCAGTGATTCCAGCACCAGCATTGATTGGACTGAGTTCTATAGAAAGTTTATCTGCAGAGATAGAAGAAACTCTATTAACAGTTTCAGTACTAAATCCTGGTCTTTGGTATGAAATAAGAGTATCGGTTTTTATTCCACTGAATACGTTTCCTGTTACTGTTATTGTTGAAACACCAGTATTTCCCAAATTACCAACTAATGGAATTGATATTTGCGATATTCCATTAGGCATATCAAATTTTTCAAGAACTGAATCTGCCGTAAATGTAGGAAAACCACCACCATGCGTTTGTTTTACTGATTTGATATTTTGAGTTCCATATTCAATAAAATCTGTAATTGTTCTTGAGAAATCAATTCCATTAACAGTTATTTGCTCTCCTTTAGCAAAAGAACCAGATGTTTGTCTCAATAAAATACCTACAGACGCTCCTCCACCAGCACCAACAAGAAATCCACTTGCGCCACTACTCTTACCTTTAATAAAAGAACCCTCTGGCATATCAGTGGCATCTACGCTCTGATTGAGGGATAATTTAGTATATGTTTGAATATCATATAATCTCAAATCATACTTTGTTTCTACTCCAGAATATGCAGCATCTGTAAGATTAAAAGTATATACTCTAGCATCACCTATTGCTGCTCCGGTATCGCCTACTTTCCTACTAAATAGTTGGATTGTTTTTTTATTTTGAGGAACACCAGTAACGTTGTTAACTCTAAGTAAATTTCCCATCTCAAATGGGACAGTCACGTTAGATTCTTTTTGAGTATCTCTAGGTTTTTCTACATCAATTATTGTGGTTCCAACTTTTTCTACATCATATCCCCTCACATATGCTTTTCCCGGAGATATCTTGAAACACATCAAATCTTCGGATGGTGTATTTCTTTGTTCTGTTAACTCATTAGAGAAGAAAAGTCCGTTATTCCCTAGTCTATTATTTAATGAATTATGAACTGATGGATCAAATGGTTTTACTGCATAATCACCAGATTCATCATATGTTCTTTCGGCCATATAATCACGAATTTGATTATATTGTGTTTTTGTGGTAATTTTTTGAATCTTACCATCTTTTAATCTTAAAAGTTCAACAAAATCTGTGTCATTAACATCTGATATTAATTTTTTGGTGAGAGTTAAATTTATTTTAAATCTATCGGCACCTGGTGCAGCAAAATTTGTAAATCCTTTTGCATTATCATATAATGAATCATCATCTTTTGCTCCAATGAGTAATTCGTCAATTTTTAAACCAACTCTATATGATGGAGTATTTGTATAATTATCTAAAAGTATAGTTTCCTGAGAAACATTGACAAAATATCCTCTAATAAAATAAATACCTTTACCAATAGATGCTGCAGAACCAATTGCAGTGGCATCCGAAGAAATTAAAGATGCAAATTCAGTTTCGGCAGGAATAGTTGTATTTCCATAGGTTACATTATCTACACAAGATAATGATTCTCCATCTTGAAACTGAGTGAATTCAAAATTATTATCAGAATCTAGATATTTTACGTAAATTGTCAAAAATTCAAAATTATTATCATCAGCAAATTCAACATGTTGAATTTTGGCAGTAATGCCCGATTCTTGACCAATTATTTTTTTGCCTACAAAATTTTCAATATATAATGCGACATCGATTCCGGC